GTATTGTACAGTTGGCTGATGGTCGCACCATGACCATGAAAGATTATGAGAAAATGGCGGAGCATTGGCAAGAGCAAGGTTATATTGAGCAGTTGCCAATTGTTGTAGGTAAACCACGTTGGACAACCTTAGAAAAGATAGTGCGCTACAGGTTAATAGAAAACCAAGTTTTAGAATATGAAGAAACAGATTATACCTATCTACCTTATGTGTTCTTTGATGGTAACTCTGTATTGTTAACCAAAGGCACAACCAATAATACATACCAAATGACGCGCCCATACGTATATCATGCAAGAGGCATACAAGACCTTAAAAACTTTGCAGGTATATCATTAGCAAACTTCTTGGAAAACCAAATTCAAGGTAAGTTTATTGTAAAAAAAGAATCTATTCCAAAAGAAAAAGATTACGCTGAAGCCTTAACAAACATACAGAGAGCAAACACAGTTGTAGTTAACGCTTATGTAGAAAATGACCCATCTAAGCCCATACCAGACCCAATTAGAGAAATTGTAAACGTAGGTGCACCACCGGAAATCATGAACACATTTTCGGTTACAGACCCAACCACGCAAACTATCTTAGGCTCATATGCGTCTAATGTTGGCAAAGATGAAACAAGAATATCCGGTAAAGCTGTAATTGAATCAGCAACACAAGGTAATGCCGCGGCTATGCCGTACATTGTAGGTTTCTTGCAAGGCTTAACCCAAGTTGGCAATATCATTGTAGACCTTATGCCTAAATATTTAATAGGTAAACGTACAGTGCCGTTAATGGATAGCGCAGGTAAACAGTATTATCAAGATGTTAATGCAGAAGGCCAGCCAGTATTAAAGTATGGCGACAGAAGTATTAAGGTAAATGTGGAAGCAGGCGTATCTTTCCAAGTACAAAAGAATAGAGCATTAGAGCAAATTATTGCATTAATGAATTCTTCACAACAGTTCGCCCAGTTTATGAATAGCCCTCAAGGCTTGAAGATTTTAGTAAGCAACTTAACAATCTATGGTGCTGACAGGTTAGAGCAAGCAATCGAACCATACTTGCAAGAGCAACAACAGCAACAACAACAAATGATGCAAATGCAGCAACAAGCAGCGCAAAACAATCCGCAAATGATTAGGGCGCAAGCAGAATTGATGAAAGTGCAAACACAAGCACAACAAAACCAGATTGAAAACCAATTTGAAATTGCGCGTATTGCAACAGAAAAAGAGATTGCTGACGCTAAGATATTAGAAGCAGAGGCCAAGGTATCACAAGCACAAATAGATAGCGCTGTAAGATTAGAAGAAGCACAAACAAGCCTAGAGGTACACGCTTTAGAAAGTGCGGCTAAAATGGCTGAGGTACGTCAACGCGCTGAAGCCCATCATGTAGATATGCGTAAAGGAATGAAAGAGATTACAGGAGAGCAAAATGAAGAAATATAGAATTACTGAGCACCACATTACACAGCAGGGTGGAATTGAAAAGTTAAAGCGTGACGGTTACACTCGAAGTGAGATTATGCAAACTATGTATAAAGTCACAGATGGTGCGAATAAAGACCAACGCACTAAAATTGTTTCTGAACTATTTAATAAGGGTTAATTATGAAAATGAAATCAGGTAAGCATATGGATGTAGCACAAGACAAGAAACTTATTTCTAAGATGATTAAAAAGTCTGAAAAGAAAGATGTTAAAGAAGATAAAGCAATGATGAAAAAAATGGTAAAAGGTAAAAAATCATGCCGTTAAAACCTGGCAAAAGTAAAAAAATTGTTAGTGCCAACATTAAGGCAGAGATGGCCGCAGGCAAGCCACAAGCCCAAGCTGTAGCAATTGCTTTGTCTAAAGCTGGTAAATCTAAAAAGAAAAAGTAAAATTGTTATGCAAGATTTAAATGAAGCTTATACGCAAATATTATTACATTGCGAAAACCTTGAATATTTAAATCAATTTTCAGGGTTTTTGCGTGAAACAGAATACAGAATATTATTGATTGTATGTGGTCATACCAAGCACGGTAAAGTACCAATATCCCAAGTAAAGCCTATATTAGATGAATATTGGAAAGCTACGAATTACAAATGTCATTTAAAAAATGTTGCTTATATTTTAACGGTGGCATTAAGAAAAATACAGAACGAAAGAATGTTTCAGTCAATGAATGCAATTAGTTAGCACTTGACACAAATTGTACTTATAGCGAATAATTGGGGTATTACGTTCCCAGTACGGAAATGGGCGCAACTTTTCAGCGACATGAATTGAATCACGGTGACACCTAACATAGTCAAATAGAGGGTTTTATGGAAGATGTAGAGAATATAGTAGATACTGTAGATACTAATCCTGAAGCACAAGAGCAAGAAGTCGCTCAAGTTGACGATATGCAAGTGCCTGTATTCAATCGCATACAGGTTGCAGATGTTGTGAAACGAGAAAAACAGAAAGCTTTTGAAAAAGGGAGAAGAGCGGCCATGCAAGAATTACAAGCGCAACAGCAGCAACAGCAGCAAGAACCACAGCAAGGCGGAAGTCTTGGGGGAATGCAGCAGTTTTCACAAGCGGATATTGAGCGCATGATTCAAGAACAAGCCACTAGAGCTACGCAAGAGCATATTCAACAGCAATTAGCTGAAATGAAACAGCAGCAAATGGTTAATTCATTTGTTCAAAAGATGCAAGTAGCAGAACAACAGTATCCTGGTTTAGAGGAAGAGCTTAATCGCTTAAATTATAACGACCCTAGAATTCATGCATTTATCGGCTTGGTAAATGATTTTGAAAATACCGGGGATATAATGAAAGAGGTTCTCGACAATCCGTATAAGTTGTCACAAATCTTATCGGATATTCAAGAACAGCCATATTTAGCACAAAAAAACTTACAGAAACTATCTGCAAGTATTAAGCAAAATATGTCGGCTCGTGCAGAAGAAGCTCAAGCTCGTGACCCCTACTCTCAATTAAAACCTTCGACAAGTGCCGGATTGGATAACGGTGATATGTCGGTAAGTGATTTTAAAAAGATGTTTAGAGGCTAACCGTCCGTTGTCCTTTCCGGTTGAAAGATTTTATTTTAACCGGAGAGCGCAATAATGCCAGCTACACCTACAAACGTACTACAAACAGTACAAACCTACCAAAAAGCAGAACTCGCATGGCTATTAAATAGCTTTTGCGGTATTTCTATGGCTAACAAAAAGTTTAAAGACTTTAACACCACAGCGCCAAGCAACTTAGGCGACACCGTGACCTTTGATACTACCCCACGATTTATTTCTTATCCTGGGCTTATTATCACTCAACAACCTTCAGTGCAACGTGTACAAAGCTTAATTTGTTCGCAAGCAGCTAACGTTTCACAAGGCTACACTGACCAACAGTTTATCTTTAATGTTCGCGAATACATGGATAGATTTGGTATGTCAGCTATGAAAGAACTAGGAACATATGTTGAATCAGATATTCTGAAAAACTTTGTTTCTGGCGTCACAATTGCTGACCCACAAAATCCTAACTTTGGACAAGCTCAATATAAATCAGGCCCTTTCCGTTTTTACGGCGATGGAATTAGCCCAATCAATAGCTTTACTCAATTAGCGCAATCTGTAGCAAACTTCACAGATTTTGGCGCAGCTACACACAAAATGATGGCGATTTTACCAGTTGCGAACATTCCTGCAATCGTTGGTAGTGGTTTAAACCAATTTGCCGTTAATCGCAACAATGAATTAGCCAACAGCTGGGAATTAGGTAAATTTGCTGGTTCTGACTGGTATGAATCAAACTTATTGCCTGTTCATGTGTCAGGTAGTATTGGTGAAGCTGCGGCTCCTGCAAATGTCATGACTGTTACAGCAATTGGCGACCCAACAGGTGCTAACGTAATTAGCTTAACATTTAGCGTGGATGCTTCTGTAGGTAACGATGCTAACGCTGTTAAAGCTGGTGACTTATTCCAATTTAACGATGGTGTAGCTGGTAAACCAAACTTACGCTTCTTAACCTTTATTGGCCACAAACCATGTCAACAACCAGTGCAATTCCGCGCTATTGCTGATGCGGCATCTTCTGGCAACAGCGTAACTGTACAATTACAAACCATCAATGATGTTGGGTTGGTGTGGGCTGGAAACCAAAACCAAAACTTGAATACCGCAATTCAAATTGGTATGAAAGTTACTCCAGTACCTTCACACCGTGCAGGTATCTTAATGTCTGGCGACCAGTTCTATTTAGCTATGCCTAAATTACCTGATGAGTCTCCATACACCACTGTTACCACTGTTGATAGTGATTCTGGTGCTTCTATCAGACATTATTTCGGTAGCCAGTTCGGGTTAAACAACCGCGCGTATGTCCGTGACGTAATTTTCGGAAGTACTTTGGTTGCAGAAAACTCAATGCGTTATTGTTTCCCATTATAAGCGTTAGGGCGGTGAAAGCCGCCTTGTATATTACGAGAGGATAAAATTATGACTGTATACAAATCATTTAATCAGGCTTTATTCCCATACGCTTATGGCTTGGGATTAAGCAACAATGCAACAACACCTAATACTAAATTAGATGTAGCTGTTGGAAGTGTTTTAGATTCTAGCAAAACATTCCAGTTAAACTTAGATGCAAGTGTAACCATCAATGCCGCAGTAAACGGCTTAAATGGCTTAGACACTGGTTCTTTAGCAGCTAGTAAATTATATTATGTTTACTTAATTGCTGGGACTTCAAGTGGCTATGTACCTGGCGCTATGATTTCATTATCTAGCACACCTTTAATGCCTTATGGCTATGATGCGTATGCTGTAATTGGTTATGTTGCAACAGGTGCTGGCTCTACATTCTTAAAAGGTTATTGGACTGATGACAAGTCATCTTTACGCACCTTTATGTATGACGCACCACAAGCTACCGCTATTACTGCTGGTAACGCAACCTCTTACACCGCTATTGACTTAAGTGCTTTGGTTCCTGCTGTTGCAAATACCCCTGTATTTGTTGACTCAGCTTTAACCCCAAGTGCTGCAAGCCAAACCTTGAAATTACAGCCTGCCGCTGGAACTGGTGACGCTGTTACCATTACAGGTCAAGTAAATGCTGTAATTGTATCAAGTCAAAGTTTAGTTATGGCAACCTTAGCATCTGGTTTACCAAAAGTTAATTACAAAGTAAGTAATGCCGGCGCTGCTGCTGCGGTTAGTGTTGGTGGCTACCAGTTCGCAATCTAAAATATAGGAGATAGATAATATGGCTTATACGGCTAGAATGTTGATTACAAGAGCGTATTATCTGTCTCAGATAGTTAGTAGGCAATTACAAGAAGTATCAGGAGAGCAAATCGAGGATGGCTTGTTTCTCCTTAATGCTTTATTACAATTTAAAAGCACAGACTTGCGTGAGATACCATACTTTAAACGTGATACGTTAACGTTAACAGCTGGTGTTGGCGAGTACTTTATCGAAAGACTGCTTTATGTTGATGCCATGACATACAATATAGGTGATGTTCGTTACCCAATGACTGAACTTACACGCAAGCAATTTTTCGCTACAGCACGTGTTGATAGCATA